GAGTTTGTGACCGTTAATGCCGGAGAATACGCAGTGGCCTCTGTAACTAAGCCACTAATATTACCGCTGGTACCAGAGCCATTAAGAAGCTGGTTTTCCTCCACCAATTGCAACCCATAAAACAAACGGCCATCGATGTAGCTTTGAAGTTGCGGTGCATCGTCCAGAATCTGTTTTGAGGCATGAACCCAATGCGCGATGGTTTTTGCATTTTCGCTTACTAGATCAAGCTTCATTGTCGTTTCAGGTTTTGCACCACCCTCAGCGACAACCGCAGCATTGTTGGTAAATCCAGTCTCTTTAATATATTCAATCACACCAGAATTAGTTGTACCTGGAATAAGAAGATCACGAATTGTCATCCGACGTTCAGCACCTTGCACAATACCCGCTTGGCGATCAGGCGTTATTGCATCGCCCACAGAACCATTGGCATCTGTTGTCAAACTAGTTAAAGCATTTTTCACACCAACCACAACTTTACCATTTAGATTGCTGCTATTAACATTTTTCATCAATTCGCTGTTTGCTACCATTTGGCCGGCACTCATACGTGCGCCATTGTGCGCGCCCACACGCACACCATTCTGTTCTAGCTCAGTCAGCTGAGCTTCTAGTGCGGTATGTTTAATGAGAAGATCATCAACCGTATTCTTGGTTTTTTCTTGCATATCACCGAATTGTGTCGCATCCGCCAATGCTTTTTCTGCATTCGCTTTCAACTGGTCATTCACCGTGGAAAGCTGAGTGCTTACTTTGTTAATCATCGCCGCTGTGTCAGTGGCATCGTTTGAATTTGTCATAACTATTTTTCCTTATGGATTTAAATTTAATTGTAGGCTGGCATGTGCCATCCCTAAAAGGGCAACCGCTTCTTGTTCAGCAGCTGTAGTGGCAGCATCGCGCGTGCCAGCAGGTGCCGCATTCGCAGGCACCGGATTCGTAGCCGCATCACGCGGGCCACGTATTTCATTAATCACCGCCTCAGCTCCGCTTCGAGTGTAACCACTCGCTTGCAAAGCGCGGGTGGCAACCTTCATCGGGTTCACATTCTTTTCATCTTCCGAAGCTACTTTTTCAGGCTCAAGCAACCCATCAACAAACCCCAGTGCCAGTGCTTCTTCGCCTGTCATATAGGTGCCATCAAACACAATGCCGTCGCCTTGCATTAATTGGCGCAACTCTTCAATTGGTAAATTGGTCTTTTCTTCGTAAACCTTCGCAATGCGCTCACTTGTTTTTTCCAAGCGCGCGGCGACCTCAAGAAAGTCACGGCTGTTACCCCAGTGGTCTGTCCAAGCATCATGAACCATGAACAATCCATGCTTTGAAATCTTCACCTCATCGCCTGCAAGGGCAATCACGGACGCAATGGATGCGGCCATACTTAAAATACGCACTTCAATGTGGCCTTTGTGTTGGCGCAGCAGTTCAAAAATCGCAATGCCCTCTTCCACTTGACCACCGGGGCTATTAATATTCACAACAATGTCCGTATCTTCACCAAGATCACGCAACTTCTTGCTAATACGCACGGCGGTCACGCCGTCGCCCATCCAGTCCGAGCCAATATAATCTAAAATTGAAATAACATTATCTTGCTCATTCTCAGCCGCCACAATCGCCGGATTCCAGCCATCAACAATCTTGGCGGGCAAGTAATTCTTCACACGCGCTATTTTCTGTTTATGCATTTTCTTTCTCCGGTGTTTCTAAGTTTCCATCCTCACCAACAGGCGCGGTGTTAAGTGGCACCAATGGCTTGTCTAATCCTTCTTTGCGGTCTAATTCTTCCCACATGCGCGCTTCGTTGCGCGTCATCCAACCTGATGCAATGCCTTGTCGGTAAAAGTCTGAGCGCGCCTTCGTATCGGCGCGTAAAAGCTTATTAAGGTTAAACTTAATTTGGGTATTATGCCGCTCTTCAGGTCGCAATAAATACTTACTAAGCGCTTCTTCTATGTCTGTTAGCTGCGCTTCCAGTCCGGTTTTAAGCCATATCAAAATAATTGACTCAATCCCACTACCCCAGTTGGTCATACCATCTTGGCTGTGCCCAACCAAAATAGGTGGCACACCATACCAGCGGCATATTTCTTCTATGTTAAAACGCCGTGTTTCCAGCAGCTGCGCATCTTCGGGGTTTACCGATAGTTGGCGATACTTCATGCCGCCTTCCAAAATCATGGTGCGGCCAGAGTTTTTCACACCCATGAACGGTTCAAGAATATTCTTTTTTGCATCCTTGCGTTGCTCAGCATTCAAGATGCCATCCATCTCAAGCACACCATCGGCAGTCATGCCGTCAGAAAAGAAACGCCGCGCAGACTTATCAGCCGCAAGCGCGGCGCTAAAACATGGCGCGCCATGCTCAATCGGAGTCATGCCTTCTTCGCCATTAAAGCTAAAGCCACGAACAGGTAAAATATCTTTTTCCGGTATCAACTCACTTTGTCCGCGCTTGGTATAGCGATAAACCTTTGCACCATCATTGCCTCGGCTAACGTGCATGTGGTCACTGTCCAGTGGCTGTAAGGCAACAACACGTAGCCCGTCAGAACTGCGCACAATGCGGTTGTAACTATTACCCCATCGCAGAATACTTCCGGTCATGCCCTGCTTCCACTCCGCAGGCGTTTGATCTGCGTTTGGGCTATAGCGTAACAGTCGATGCACAGGATGATCTTCTGCAATTTCGCGGCCATTCTCTGTTTTTCTCACCACAGAGAGTGGCAAGGTGCCAACAGTGCGCGCGATCAAACGCAAGCAACCATTTGCCGCAGAAAGCTGCAAAGCAGTATGTTCGTTCACCGTCACACCACTAACGTCGCTGCGGCTAAACAGCGGCTGGCCGTTTGTGTCAGTGGGCGTAAAACTACGCACCATGCGTGTAAAGAACCCCATCAGCCGACGACCGGATTCGATAGAAATTCGCTCATGCCTGTTGCCTCTTCGGTTTGTGTGGCCAGCTTCATCGCCATAGCCAGCGCGACCACACCATCAATGCGGCCTGTTGATTTCTTCTTTGTAAATTTTCGGTTGCCTGCTGCGTCCTCTTCCAACACTGCCGAGGCGACGTTCCAGCGTAATACGGGGTTAAACTTCACTCGCAATCGCTTGTTCAAAATAGCTTCTTCCAAAGCATCCACTGCGCCCGCCATATCGCGGAAACCTTGCCCTGTTTCTTGCAGCGGCAAATAATCCAGCCCTGCCGCGCTCAATTCGTTCTTCAGCAAGTCAATGCGCCACCGATCATAGGCAATGCCAAGAAACTCGCTCTCGGCATGCATTTCACCTAGCTGCGGCACAATGTGGCTATAATCCACCGTAGAACTTGGTGTTGATCGCAAATAACCTTGCTCCCGCCATAAGCTATAACTTACACGGTCAATATCTTCACGGGTGCGCATCGTGTCAGCGGGTGTCCAAAACTCAACCACCGCATCAAAGCTGCCGTCGTCTTGCTTCCAAACCCGAGCCAGCGCCGTTAAATCACGCTTTGCCGACAAATCAAGACCACCAAAACACGGCTGGCCATACAAAGCCGTCATGTCAAAGTCATCGGTTTCGCATTCTTCCCACGTTTCGCGGGACATCCAAACACTTTCGGCATCCGTCCATATGCAAAAATGCAACCGCAGAATGTTATTGCGCTTGCCCGGTATTGCCTTCGCCTGATCAACCACCCCTTGCAAATAGCTTTCCGTGATCGTTACGCCCAATAACGGGTTTGCCTTAATCCAGCAGCTAGGGTCTTCCAATGGGTCATCACCATCGTCAAGCGCACACACATAACTAAACGAGCTGTCATCCTCAACTTCACCATGCGCAACCTTCACCGCGTGTGCATGTTCTTCCCAGCACACGGTGGTTTTATCAAAACCGCTATTGCTAATCATGAACAGCAGCGGGTTTAAGCGGAACTTAAAACCGCGCTCTAACATCTCTATTGTATCGCGGCTTGGGTGCTCATGCACCTCATCACACAAGGCCATAGACGGGCGCGGGCCCGACTGCCCTTTCTCACGACTAATCGGTCGAAAGAAACTGGCGTGTTTCATGAACGCAATGTTCGGCTGATGATCTCCGCCCGATAGTAAGCACGCACCATTCAGGGCGCGCGATTGTTCAACCATCGCGCGGGC